CTAATGTTGTGAGGGTAGATGGTTTCATGAATATATTTATGTTGATTATTTAATCCCAAGATCGTACTCTGTAACCACCTTAAACATCCATCCGCGATCTAGGCAGTATTCTGTTGCTGCTTTCCACTTTGCTTCATTCGTGCCCCATGTTACGACTTCGTTGATGTATTGCTTTGTCACCCTAGACTTCTTGACTGGAGGCTTAGTCTGCTTCTCTGGTTTGACTTCAATCATCATCACTTTAGTAGTTCCATCTTTCTGTTTGAATCTGACTAGAAAGTCTGGAAAGTATCGATGCATCTTGCCATCAAGTGGTGATTTATATGGTACGAACATCTCTTCAGATGCCCATTCGATGACACTATCGTTGGTGTCGAGCCAATTCATCACTCGGCACTCCCACGTCGAACGATAGATAATATTGTGTGGATCTCCACGGTATTTACCTGGATTTCTTGGTGTGAATTTACCTTTGTACGACATATAAATATAATATATATCAAACTCTATTTAAATACTATGCCTTCTGTAACTCTATCGAGCATTGTTTCTTCTCTGTCTGGCAGCGCATCACCTGGTGGGTTGGGCGGACCATTAGGTGTTTTGTATGAAAATAAGTATCAAAATGTCCACTATCATTATCCTAGAAATCTAGCCACCGATTCGACACGCAAACATTGGATTGGATTCACAATTCTTGAACCAGACACAACATATGCAAATGATATAAAAGGTGATTTTAATAATAATTACACTATGATGTCAAATGAAGATGCAGGTAATGATCAGATAGATAGCGGATTGCCTGCAGGCAAGCAAGCAGCGCCTTTTGTTGAAACGGCTAAAACTTTAGGTCAAGCAACAGATGCTTTAGTGCAAACAGTTGCTAAATCTGATGTAAAACGTAGACCTAGATGTTATATGGCTTTGTATGTTCCAGATACGGTTAACGTCACATATGGTGCGGCATATGATGATTCTTTAGAATTGGCTACTGCATTAGGTAAACCATACTATCTAGCGCAAGCAGGATCATCGTTGATTGACGCTTTTAAAAATCTGCAAGGCGGCGCAGGTGGCATTATTAATGCAATTGGATCAGATCCGTTTGTTCGACAAGCTGTTGCTGGTATTGTTAACGATAATGGTGTACAAAGAGGTAATAAAGGTAGTAATGCATTTTCTGGTTTAGGTATTCAAGGCGGTGATGTTTCCAAATTATTATTGAGAGGAATTGGACAGGCTGTTAATCCTCAACTGCAAGTTCTTTTTAAAGGAATTGGATTCAGAACATTTCAATTTGATTTTACAATGACACCATATAGTGCAGAAGAAGCGCAGATGATAAAAAATATCATCTTTCAATTTAAATATGCATCTGCGCCAGAGATTAATAGAAATGGTGTATTTGGAACGCAAGGTATGTTTTTTCAGGTTCCTGATATGTTTGACATACAATTTTATTATGGTGGAAAAGAAAATCGAAACGTCCATAGAATCGCAAGATGTGTTTTAGAGAATGTGTCGGTCGATTACGCTCCAATTGGTTGGGCAACATATGACGGTGGTGAACCAGTTCAAACTAAACTATCATTACAATTCAAAGAAATTGAAGTTGTTGATAAGACTAGAATCAAGGATGGTTACTAATGTTATACTTCGATACTCTACCTAAAGTTTTAATGAGAGATCAAAATGGTAATCGAATTATACTTACCAATATTATGTCTAGAGCATCTATTTTAGAAAATCTACAAAACAATTCAATCGTATTTTATAAGTATAATATTCAAGAAGGTGATACACCAGAAACAGTCGCACACAAGTATTATGGTGATCCGTATAAGTATTGGATCGTAATGTATTCAAATCAGTTGATGGATCCATTGTGGGACTGGCCGATGAACTATCAGACATTTATTGATTACTTAACTGCAAAGTATCAAGCGGAGTTTCAATTAGCATTCGATGCGCATACTACGACTGCAAATAATGCATATGAGTATGTGCAGTCTACTGTTTATAGATACGAGAAAATTACTACTACAACTGATTTAGAATCAAATCAAGTTACAGTAAAGAAAAACTCGATTGATTTTGATGATTACTATGCATTGGCAGAAACTACAACAACGTATAAAATTCCAGGTATTCAAGAAGATACCCAAGTGGAAGTTGCAATCACAAAGAATATTGTATACATCTACGACTATGAGAATGATCTAAATGAAAGTCGAAGAGAGATTAAGTTGTTGAATCAAGCATTCGCTGGTTCTATGGAAGAGCAGTTTAAAACTCTGATGAGTGCATAATGCCAATATTAGATAGTGGCACAACTGCGGAAGTACCCGCAAATAAACAATCAGGTCTTTTAATACCTGATGAGTTTTATCTTGAAGCGATAGATTTAATCACTGCGAAAGAAACTGTTAGTCTAAAATCTATGATGGTAGAACTATCATACTTTGAAGACATTATGCGTGGCACTATCTCTGGTGTAATTCTAATCAACGATTCTATCTCGATGATTGATAGAATGGGAATGAATGGATCTGAATTCATTCATATGAAATTCAAGAAAGGTCCTCAATCTGGACTAGAGATTGACAAATACTTTAGAGTGTATCGTGTTGGTGAACGTGTAATTCAGAACAATCTAAATGAAAGTTACACATTACATTTCTGTACAGAAGAGTTGTTTCTGTCAGAACAGATGAAGATCAGTAGATCATATAATGCAGAAATATCAACGATGGTATATAATATTCTAACTGAAGAGATGAAGATTAATGATGGAACAAAACGCAAAGTTCTTGTCGGAAGAACAAAAGGTCTGTATAATTTTGTGTTAGGTAACAAGAAACCTTTCGAGTTGATTAACTGGCTTGCTAACTATGCACTGCCAGTCAAAGGCGAAGGTGCAGACTTTGTATTCTTTGAGAATGCAGAGGGATTTAACTTCGTATCTCTTCAGAGTCTATTCAAACGTAGTACATATGCACGATACAAGTATACGCCAAGAAACGTTGGTGATGAAGGTGCATCTAAAGAATTAGGTATATCACTCATTGGTATCAAGTCGTACAATATTCTCGATACGTTTGATTCTTTGTATGGTACAACAATGGGTGTGTTTGCAAATAAAGTTCTGACTATTGATCCTATCAAAAGAACATATCAGACAACAACATTTGATTACAAAAAGTATATCAATAAAGCAGACACTCTGAACAAAGGTTCTATCATCGGTAATCTTCAGAATAGATTAGGACAGAAACCTAACGAGAGTTATGACGCTGTGTTTAAAGTGTTGACAACGAACAGTGAACATAAGAAGATACCAATCATTGTGCAAAACTCTAATGAGTATGCAGTAGCAAATGACATTAGAGCGGAGGTGTGGGTGCCAAATAGAACAGCACAACTCGCATTACTAAACTACTCTAGAGTTAGAATTCTTCTATCTGGTGATCCAAATCTAACAGTTGGTTCTAAGATTGAAGTGATTCTGCCATCGCAGAGAAGTCCAGATGGATCGGGCAACAATGCTGGTGAAAAAGACGAGTATCATTCGGGCACATATATAATCACATCTGCTAGACATATCATCGATGTTAACATGAAGTATGAAACAATTCTAGAGATAGCAAAAGATTCGTTCGGTGCCGGCGCACCAACATATGACGATAACTCAATAACAAAGACGGTGAATCAATGACATTTACTAATAGAATGGGACTAGACGGCTTTGTATGGTGGATGGGCGTAGTCGAACGTCGAGATGATCCACTCATGCTTGGTAGATTAAAAGTGAGAATCTTTGGATGGCACACGGATGATTTAAATCGAATACCTACTGATGATCTGCCTTGGGCATTGCCTATGCATCCAGTCACAGGCGGCACTAAGATATTTGGAACTCCAACTCCAGGCGAATGGGTTGTTGGATTTTTCACTGATGGTATGGGCGGTCAAGCACCTGTCGTTATGGGTTGTTTACCGGGATTAACAGTAGACTTTAATACATCAAAAGGTTTCT